GATTAATTTGATTTATATCTTGTTGAGGATTACCTTTATCTTCTACAGGACCTTTTTCAGCTGCAGCTGCACCATATGCTGCTTGAACAGCTCCCGCTGTTCTATACATCTGTCTTGCTTGTTGTGCTCTACCACCACCCATGGCACCTATTCTACCACCATCTTTTAAGAATTTTCCTGTTGGTCCAGTAATTGTGCCTTGTAAAACATCTTTAATTTCTTTATCAGTTATTGTTGGATTTAAAAACTGACCTTCTATTGTTCTAATAGTATCTATATCTTGCTCTGGAGAATATTTTTGTTTTCCATAAGGATTTGTGCCTAATAAACGATTAATATCACTAGCAGATACATCCGCTACTTGCATATTTTCTTGTTCATCATCAATTAAATTAAGATTTATAAAATCTTCTATCTTAAGTTTTTTTGCAAAATTATCTGGTATATCTTTTTTAAACTTTAATGGAGTATCAGATGTTTTACCACCACTTCCACCAACAGTAGTGGGAGGTTTTGTATATTGTTCTACTCTTCTTCGATCTCTATTACCTTCACCTCCAGATCTTCCAACATCAGTTCCTCTACCAGCACCACCTTGATTTGTAGCACCACCCTGATATCCTTCAGATCCAAATCGAAGTCCTACACGTCCTCCTTGTTCTAGTAATTGTTTTGCTATTTGAGTTCTAGTTATGGCCATTGTACTATTCTATTTTGTTTTTCCAAATAAATCAAGGCTCGGCATTATAACATTTACATCTTGAGCCATGTCTTCTTCTTTATAACCTTTAGATTCCCAGTCTTTTTTTTCCTTAAAAAGTTCCCCTGTTTCTTTGTGTCTATATGTTGTTTCTACTTTTGCTGGTTTTATTACTTGCATTATGTCGTTATCTCCTTTTTAATATTTAAGTAGCTTACAGCTACATCAAATGAATCTGTTGTGCTTGATAACACTGTAAAAGTATCTCCTCCTTCAACTACCAAAGGTTGAGATAATAATTCAGTTGTGACGTTTGCTGTCAAAGCAGCAGATTTGATAGCTGTAATACTGTTATTAGTGACAGTCACTGTTGGTGTGCCAGCTGATGTGACCAGTATAGATTTAATAACATAGGTTTCACTTACCAGAGGATTGCCTGATCCCAAAGGACTTAATGCACTTCCTGTTGTACTATTATCTATACCTGCAAATTTAAATTGATTAGCCATTAGTTTATAAAAAAGTTAAATGCTTCTACTTCTTCCTTTAAGTCTTCTTGATATGTTGAGTTTAATTTTTCTACAATAGCATCAAGATCTCTAACTTGAGCTTCAGCTACTTGTATATTATATTCTTTTTCTGGTCTAGTTATTACCTGTACAATCTTTGCCATTATCTACGTCCATCTGGTTGTGTGTCTAATCTAAACGTGCCTATTCTCCAACTTTGAGAAGTACCTGTATTTTCTATTTTTAAAGCAATCGCTCTAGCTCTAGCTCTTGTATCTATTTTAGTTGTAGATGAAGTTATATCAAATGGTCCAAGAGGTGAACTAGCTTGTGAGCTATTAGGATAATTTTTTAATTGTAATGTAATTCTTGTTGTTCCTGTTTGATTTATAAAGTCAGGTACAAATCTTCTTATCTTCATTATAAACTCTCCATCACCTCTGAATGTTGCAACACCAGTAGCTTGTCCAGTACCTTGTGCTCTTGCTTGTGTAATATCAAAATCTCCTGATTCTATGTTAGCTGTAATTGCAGTTATAGTTCCATTTTTATTTTGATCAGTTCCTGTTTCGTGTTCATAGTATGCTGTTCTACCTTCTGTATTACCTACAACATCAAAAGATGTGTCTGTGCTAGCATCATACTCTAAAGCATGCGGTAAACCAAATACTGCAGAGTCTCTCCACATTGTTCTTGCTAGTGTGCCTATTGTCCAAACTGGTCTTTGCGGAGATGAATCAAAGTAATTATATGTGACCTGTTTATTAACAACAGAGGATGAAGCACTTGGATAAAACCACATGACTTCACCAAATAAATTATTTAATCCAGCTGACACCATTTGATTACCAGACGCTAGATTTATATCATCATAAACAAAATCTTCTACCAAACATGGTAATGATTCTAGTCTACCAGCATATCTAAAGAAACCATTCTCTGACATCCAGTATGCAGCACCATCAACTTCTACACATGCATTCTGTCCTACAAGTCCACAGTTGGTTCCAACCTGTGCAAACGCAAAAGTAAATGGTTGACCAACAAAACGTTGTGTGAATAAAGCTGTATCAGTCCAAACATAGATTGCATCTCTACCTCTTATTGCTCCCATGATCTGTGACCCGTCGGCCAGTCTCTGTGTGCCAGCTGTATTAGTTGCTGTTGGCACGTATGTGTTTATGTCTTCTTGGTCCGAGAATCTGATAAACATATTATCTTGTGTTGATGGTGTTCCAATAGTTGTCTCTGTTCCAAAGAATACTAAGTGTCTGTCTGGTGTAGATACGACCATGTGTCTTGATGCGGTTGGTGCACCAGATATGATTGTAGCTCTTGTTGATGTTGCATTTGATAAAGATGAATCCCAAGAAAAAACAGGACCATCATGTATTAGACAGATAGCTTTGTCACCAAAATTATCTATAGACCACATACCAGGTTCTAATACTAAATCTCCAGATGCCGCTTCACCCCATGCAACATAATCAGATGAATTTGTGACTGTAGCACCATCAGAATGTGCTGCTCGTGTGGTTCCTCTAACTGCTCTTGTAATACCTGTTAAATCATTTCCAGAAACACCTGTGTAAGATATTTCTTCTGTTCCTACCTGAATAAAGTTTGTTCCTGAATCAGGAAAGTTTGTTGTGCTTGTTAGTGTGATAGAAGTTCCTGACCCACCTGTCCCTGCAGTATCATCTAATAATGCACCGTTTAATGTTGTTGTGATAGCAGAACCATCTTCTCCACCCCAAGACCCTAATCCATAACCAAATCCTTTTGCTTGAACTGCTGGTCCAACAGTATAATATTTTTCTATTGTTATTCCTCCAGAGGTAGTTGCCCCTGAACCAGATTCATTAGATGGCATAGTTATTGTTGCTGTAGTATTAGTAGGAGTGGTAGCAACCATAAACTTTTTGTCATCAAAATCTGATGCACTGTAATTTGAATTTGTAATTGTTGAAAAACTGCTCATTAAAAGTATATCACCAGGAGCTAAACCATGGGCTGATGAATATGTTATTGTGACAGTAGGTGATCCGTTGGTCGTGGTAAATGCGCTTGTAAGAGTTGTTGTAGATTGTATAGGATGTATGTCATAAAATATACCTCCAGAAAAAGCATACAGTATTCTATTAGTTCCTATAATCGCATATTTTCTAGATAAACTATTGATAAAATGATGAAGACCTCTACCTGCTCCTGTTAATTCATTTTGATTAACATTACCTAATTGATTCCAGCCACCTATTTTTTCAGGCACCCCATAACGAAATCTAGCATTATCACAATTAACCCATTGACCTTCAGCTGTGGTCTCTGAAATTTGTTTATTGATACCTGGTTGGAATCCTATTTTTTGAAGCATATGTTTTTCCTACTATCAGGTGTTATATCAGATTATGGGTTATTTCAATAGATTTTTAAAAGGGAGCAGTAGGTATGTGGTGGTGTACTGCCCCCATCTAAAAATCTTATTTACGTTCAAAATAAGAAGGTAGACCTAAATGTGGACGTTTGTCAAACATATTATCTTTAGCTCCAGGTGTCTCGCTATTATTGTAATGTAGAAAAACTTGTATGCATTCTTTGCCTTTAAATTTTTCTCTCCAATGTTCTAAATCCTCACCTCTATACACCAACATATCTCCTGGATTTAAATCTATTTTAATACCTTTTTTATTTTTTTTACCTGATGGTTCAAGATATATCGGCCAATCATCACCACCAAGATTCATAGTTGTAGATATTTCACAACTAAATCTATCGGTATGTCTTTTTAAAACATCTCCTTTTTTATATATTCTTGCATAAGTATATGCAGGATATAATTTTAATCCTGTTGCTTTTTCCATAGCTGGTTGACATTTAAGTAATAAAGTTTCCATGGCGATATCTGCATAGTGAGCATAGGTATCAGGAACCTGTCCAGTTTTTGAAGGTTCATAAAATCCTAACATCTGTTCAAAGGGTGATATATATCCAGTGCTACGACAGGTATCATAAACTTGTTTTTTAATTAAAAAATAATTTGCAAGAAAAACTGCTAGGTCTTTTGATATAGCTTGACGAATAACTGTATACTTTTTCTTTTTAAAATCCATAATTAAAACTAATGCTGATCCTTTCTTTTTTATTTAAATTTGGTTCAACGTAATGCATTAAATAAGATGGAAATAAAAGACATAAATTATTTTCTGGTTTTACGCTCCAACTTGAAGCATTGTATTTATTGTATTGTTTTATTGGTTGATAAAAAATATCTAGATTTTGATTCATAAAAACTATGTTTCCAGAATTTTTAGGTATACTTACATAGTATACACCTGATATTACAGAATTACCGTGTTGATGAGGTCTATTAAAAGAACCAAAATTATTTATATTACACCAACAGCTTTTAAAAAATAATTTTTTTTCTAGATCTAAATGTTTTTCTATTTCTTTTACAGATAAACTTATTTTATTAAATAAACTTTCAAAATTTTTATCTATTTTTTTAAAACTTTTGCTTTGCCAACCACCATAATTACTTACTATTCTTCCTTTATCTTTAGATTTTAAATTTAATATTTTATTTTTTATTTTTTTAGTATCTAAAGAAAATAATTGTTTATCTAAATAAGAGTTAAATATGTCAAACATAAACAAAATTTATTACTGTTCTATTAGTTAGGTTGGTTGCATTAGTTCCAAAGTGATATACATCAGAGGGAAATATAACTATTCTATTTTCTATTGATTGAATTTTTTTATTTCCTATTTTAGTATAACCATTATTAGTATTTAAATAAAAAATAGCACTTTTAAAACCCTTTTCATCTTTATCTTTATGTTTTGAAAACTCAATTATTTTATGAGAAATAGGATTTAAATTAGCTTTTGCTCTAAATAATTTTTTAACTTTTAATTTTTTAATTAAAGGATTTAATATTTTAAAATGAAAAGAATTAATTTCTGAATTCATAACAAAACAATGAATAAACTGATAATCTAAAAAATTATTTTTATCATTACTACTTTTATAATTATTAAAATACCAAGGAAAATATTCATTATCTACTATTTCATTTTTTATTTTTAAAAATTCATTTTTAGATAGATAGTTATCAATTACATTATATTTTTTAATCATAAGTAATTTTTGTATTATTTAAAAGGCCTTCCTAAATTCCATACTACAAGACTATATCTTGTGCCTGATGTCACGGGTTTAACTCTATGCCACACAAAACTAGGAAATACAATGATAGATCCTTTAGGTAATATTTCTGTACATTTACGTATATTAGATTTTTTACCAGGGTCCTTATTTCTAAAATCAAATTCTAATTCACCACCTTTATATTCTGATCCATCTGTTAATTGACAGGTCATAGATAGTTTTCTAATTTTACCTTGTTCAGGCCCCTCTTCTTCATAAGGTTTATTATGACTATCACAATGCCAATCGTAATATTGATTTAGTTTATACTTTGTAAATTGACAAGATTCAGAATAGTCCCACTCAAAATTCCAACCAGCATTTCTATTTGCTATACGTAAATACGGATGTAATTCTTTATATATCCAGACATCGTCAAGCCATACTAGGTCGGAGTTTCTTTTTTTTTTCAAATCTTTAACCTCTTGTTTGTTTAATTTTTTATTACCATAATCACCTGTTCTAGCCATAACTTCTTCTTTTGAATTTGCATAAGCTATAACATCATCACAAAATTTAGGTGTTAATGCAGATTTAAAATACCAGTAATAATTAGATAGAATCATAGGTTATAGTTTGAATAATATTAAAGTTATTTGTTTGATTATTTATTATTTGATATTTAACATTAGAAGGAAACATAATAAA